TCATTCTCCTGGGCTGTGTTGGTAGGGACGTATGGGTACGTTTCCATAATTGCCGCGCACCCTCCGAGGCAGAGCAGGCAGATAACTGCCGCCGTCATGTCTCCGGTCCAACTCTCGCGGCGCTCAATTTCATAGAATGAAGGGCCAGCCATCCACGCGGCGAACGACCACATGCCGACGACAAACAGCGCGAACACTATGTAGCCCATCACGCTTCACCTTTCTGGGCTGTGGGGGAAGCTGAGAGACGTTCAACCAGCTTCCAAACAAACTCGGGCCGGAAAGCCCTGTTCAATTCAACAGAGGCATCCTCGCAGCAGAATTGCGTTATCGTCGTAAACAGCCGATACCGTTCTTCCTCGGTCAGGGGCGTGGGTGTGGGAGCGCGCATTACATGAATACGCTCGCGCAGCTTCCGCAGTCCTTCATGGTTCACAACCCCCGCAATTCGATCCTCAATGAAATAACTTTCAATCGCGCGAACAGATCCGTCTGTTCCGTGAATGTGCCCTCTCCACCAAGCAGGATGAGCGAAGTCTGTTGCGTCAAGTTCGGGGGCATCCTGAAGCGTGGGTGTGGGAGCGGACTTCTCTGTGTCCCGATCAGCGCGAATAATTGCCGCAATGTGGACGCCGTGCCTCTGAACGAACATGGAAAAATCTGCGTCGTTCGCCTTCGGGAATATGAGGCCCAAAATATGTTTCGCTATTTCAAGCTCATCTTTCCGCGCAATCTGCTCCCGCGTGACCGCCTGGGGCGTCTGAGTGCGGAGGTGGTCACGCAAGGCGCGGGCGAGCTTGAGTGCGAGGCGCTTATCAGACCCCGGACAGATGCCCTTAAGTTCGTTCATCGCCTCCGACATAATCGTATCGGTGCACAGCTTCAGCAGTTCTTCGTTCGTCAGTGCGGTCATTGTCATTACTCTCTCTTCATTTCAGCGCGGTATTCGGCAGCAGCGGCGCGTTCGTCCGCAGTGCAATCCGCGCTGTGGATTTCCATCTCTTCGTACAGCCGTTCGCTCTCATCGACTTGGCACAGTTGTTCCATCGTCGCCGGGACGCCATCGACGAGCAAAGAGATCACAACGACCTCGGTGTACTCCTGCGGTTCGCCCGCGCAATCGTAGGTCGGGCCGCGTTCGGGTGTCGGCGGCGTGTATTCGTAGGTGATCTCAAGCTTGACGTCGTTCTCGCCGTCGAAGCTGTGGTTGCAGCGATATGTGAGTTTCATGTCGCGTCTCCTTGGATGATCTCGACCGGCCCGGATTCAGACCCAAACGTCTTAATTTCAATGTAATCGCCGTCGTCGTGGATAATTTTGAATTGCGTGCCAAGGGCGATGTCGGGGTCCCTGCCAAAGACGGGCTTGATCTCGACCGCCCTGACGCCGTGGAAGTTCATTGACGCGAAGTAGCTCATGGGGTTACTCCCGCAACGTGTTCAGCGATTGTGTTGAGTTCGTCCAGCGTTTCGCGCAGCCGTGCCAGCCGGGTGAAGTGCTCGTCTCGGGCTAAATGCGCGGACATATTGCTCTGAACGTAGTAGTCCCGTGCATTGGGCGCGGCAGCTTGCACTGCCTGTATCGCCAGCCGAATAGCGTCCATCGCAGCTATGTAGCCGTCGAGCAGGTCGTCGCGGGAGGTGCCGTTCAGGTGGACGGTGGGCAGGGTGGTCATTACGCCACCTCCGCCGCGATGCGGCCACTGAGCATGTAATCGACAAAGTGCAGCGCGTCTTGGCTATAGCCGCCAACTTCGTACAAACCGGGTTTGAGATTGTTTCCGGCGTTGTCAACAAACGCGGGATACACCGTTGCGTACACGACCTTGCCGTCGTGCCGCAGAAAACGCAGAGCCCATTCGCAATAGCCGTTGATAACAACACCGGGTCGACCAAACATCTCAAGCAATTCATGTTCTGTGGCGTGGATGCGCCCCTGGCGGCGAGAACCTTCAAGCCAGATGTCGCCGGTCAAATTGTCGCAAGTGATCATGTTCAATTCCTTTCAATACAATTCAGAAATCAATTTCTAGGCCATTGTGGCCTATGGCGTCAAGAGATCAGAAGCAAAACGTAAAACAAAAATCCGCCAGCGATTGCCGCGAAAAACGTGGTTATAAAATCGCGGGTCATGGGTTGCCTCCAGTGGCGCGGGCGATGGCGTCTCGAGCTTTGCTCCAGTCCTCTGCAATTGGCATGCGACCGCAATCCAACTCTTGAACCAACTTTTGCAAAGCCTTCAACAATTTTGGTGCGGCGGCAATTAAACGGGCGTTGCCGCGCGCTTCATCGTCTTTTTTCATCTCTACTGTTCCGTCGTCGAGGTCATACGCGGTTGCGATCAGTTCCATCACGCCGTGTCTTTGCGCGATGATGTCTGTTTCGTTTTCTATCCGCCATGTTCTTAAAGTAAATTTTGTCATATTTTTTCCTCTTGGTGTTGTGGGGCCGGTGTTACCCGGCCCCGGTTGTGATTAAGCGGCCACAGCTTCTTCTTGTTCCTGGCGCACTTTGCCGAGAACAAAGTCAGCGGCGCGCTGCGCGTCGGCGGATGCCTTGGTGATGGCGCGCGGGTCCGACTTCAGAACCTTGAGCCACGCGGCGAGGTACTGCGCGTGATCGGCGCGAGGCTCATTGGTGACGCCAAGCTTGCAGCAAAGAAAGGCCGCTGCCATCTCCGCGACCAGCTCTTCGTAGGCGTAAGCTTCGTCGCCGTAGGTCTTGCCCTTGGTGCGGGCCAGACGTTTCTCAGCGCCGGTCCAATGCGCGACTTCATGCAGCAAGGTGGCGTAGTAGGATTCCGTCGCGTTGATCGTGCCGGTGCCGGTGAAAGCTTCGCGCAGGGGCATGTATACAGCATCGGAGACGCGGTGATAAAAGGCGCGGGTGCCTTCGTGCTTCACGTTGACGCCAAGGCCAGAGATCAGTGTGTCTACGGCGTCCAAGCGCGTGGTGAGGTCTACGGCATCCTTGGGCGCAGCGCCGGTCCAGCCGTCTACCTGATCGGCATTGAACAGCGACAGCGCCTTGGCAAAAGGAAGGCGCGTGATTTTGCCGTCTTGTTCTTTCTCAAAAGTGCTGAAGTAAATGCCGGTGGTTGACTTCTCGCCCTTGCGCACTTGCGCACCCAACGCGGCCCACTGCTTGTAGGTCGCCCAGGTGCTGCTGGCGTAGCCCTTAGCCATTGCGGCGCACCACAGCACCATCACGTTGCTGCCGTTGTATTCTTTGCCGGTCGCGGCGTTGACCGGCAAGCCGGTCGCCGCGCCACGGTGCCAAGGCATCTTGAACTCGCCCGCGCCCGCTTCAATCTGGCGCAGGATGTTGTCGGTGATCGTCTGGTAAATGGTGCCGGTCATGATGATTTTTTTCCTTCGATACAAATGCCGCGTCGGTGCGGTGATTAGGTTTTAGGACATTCTGTCCTGCGGTGTCAAGCGGGGTCTTTAGTTCGTCGTCATGTTGCCCCCCCCCTCTTCAAGGGTTGTAAGATGCGGATAGCAGGATGTGGTTTATCGCCGAATTGCGGGCCGTAGGATCAATCCATCCCAGGATGCGGAGCAAGTTCACCACGCTGCCAGGAACCGCGCTGTCGCCCGCCTCCCAGCGCCTGACCGTGCGTCCAGAGGCGACCCCGGTCAGGCTGGCGAACGTGTTGGCCGACATCGCGTAGGAGCGGCGGATGTATTTGATCTGGAGCGGGGTCATGTGCGTGGCTCCACTGATGCGATGTAATCAGATAACTCTTGGTTTTTCGCCGCGTCCACCTTGAGGTCGGCGAGCAAAGCACTAACCAATGCCAGTTTGTCGCCAGGGGAGAGGCCCGCCGCAAGGTGTTTCGCCAGCTCAGATGGCTTTGCTTTGCCGCTCTGCGCCAAAGCGTCCACCAGTTCGAAAGAAGTGCGGTTCCCTGGCGTAAAAAATGTCCCGTCAATCGCTGCCGGGATCAGCTTCAAAGCGAGGCCTTTCACTTCGTCGGTCGTGACGTACCCGGCGTAGTGATAGCCGTCGTCGTCTGAGAACGAGAGGTAGTTCAGGTGCGGGTTGAACGCGATAGACTTGGCCGCAGCTAACTGCTTGCGGCGTCCGTTGGTGGCGGTTCTTGTGAGTTTCATGTGCGTGGCTCCTACTTCGCGGCGGCGGGCTTGGCGTCAAGCACGGCCAGCAGCGCAGCGGCCTCTTCCCACTGACGCCCTTTCAAGCTCAGGCCGTTGGCGCGTTGCTTCGCGATTTCGCGCAGGAAGTTGAGGATGCGGGTTTCGGTTTCGGTGGTCATGTGTGTGGCTCCTTATGCGTTCACGATGGTGCGGATGCCTTCGACCAGCGAACGGACGTTGTAGTATCCGTTGACGTTGGTGCCGAAGATCGCGGTCTCGCCGACCGGCTCGACAAACCATTCGTGAGAGTAGCCGCCGCCATGACGACCGCCGAACACGCGATAGGTGCCGTGACGGAACGTGACGATGTGGCTGTGCTTGGAACCCTTCTCGCGGACGACGCTGAGTTCGCTGTCGTTGGCGTTGAAGAACTTGGTGCGTCCGTTGATTTTGATGAGCATCGGGAAATCTCCATTTCTGGCGGGCACTATTGCCCTGGTCGCCCCATCTTTGTAGGACATTCTGTCCGACCCTGTCAACAGGCTATTTTGTCCTTATTTTATTGGCTAAAGCGGCTCCCCGGTCGCCAGCCGTACCGGCTTCCCGGCTTCTGTTACGACCTGTAGCACTACCCCCGCCAAATCGGCCAGGGAGCGCACGGGCCTTGCCGTAGCTGCCGCCATCACGATGCGACCCAGGACCGGGCCGTCCAGGGCGATTAAATGCTCGCTGGGCGGCATGCCGTGGATGTCGAGGGTTATCCAGCAAGTATTCGGCTCATCGCCAGCAGCGAGGGTGCTGACGGTCGCCGCGCGGGTTTCTGGGGGCGGAGGCGCAGCGGGGGCTGGCTTTTGTTTTTTGTTCTGGCGCACAAAATCAATATCGGTGTTTTTCGATAAATCTATTTTTTCAACCCGCCAAACGCGGATGCCGCCCTCGACAAGGCGCGTCACAAAACGGCGCTTTAATTTGCGCTGGTAATATTGCGCCGAGACCCGCACCGAATTTATTTCCTCATCGGTCGTGCAGGGAACAAAAAAGCTTTGACCTATTTCCAGGTTCTTCAGCGGATAGATACTGGGCCGTCCACGGCCACCGCCGACGGGCGCAGGGTGATCGGAAGAAGTCGAATATGACATGCCATTTCCTTTTGTAGTGTTGTGCGAGAATACTTTGAATATTGAGCGGCCAAATGTCCAGCTCGGTTTAATTTCCCCGAGTTGTGCGAAATCGGGTTAATTCGGTGATAATTCGGAAGATGAAGAAACACTAATAAATACTACTATAAGAGAGAGTATAGAGAGAGATAGAGAGTATATATCACACGAATCATCTCTTTCCTGTTTCCCCGGTTCTTTTTCACAACTCTGTATCATACCCCTTCCCTCTGTAGGGGTACGGCATTTTTTTGTGAAATATACCATCCATGACGCCTAAGTATTTGATTTCAAACGCGTATTCGCGATTTTAATTTCACAAAGCGCATGTGCGAATTGGGGAGAAAGGTTTGCAAGCCATTGATATGGCTCATTAAAATGCGATTTTTTGGTTTGTGATATTAAAGGGCTAATTCAAATCGCACAAAGCGGCTTGTTGCGCTTGCGCTTGAGGTTGTACCCGACGATAGTTGGTCGCACATTGCATCGCAGGAGATTGGCATGGCAAAGGATGTGGAAATAATTCCGCCGCCGAAAAAAAGAAAACTTGGGCGACCGTCAAATTGGTCCGAAGAGCTTGGAAATAGAATTTGCGTGGAATTAGCAAAAGGCGAATCGCTTAATGCAATTTGTAAACGCGAGGGATTTCCTGATTTAACGACGGTGTATGATTATTTGCGCCGCGACCCTTCATTCGCCCACAATTACGCTCGCGCGAAAAGTGATTCAGCCGACACGCTCGCGGCTAAAATCATTGACGTCATAGAAAATTCAACGCCGGAAACGGTCAACGTGGATCGGCTGAAGGTCGATGCGTACAAATGGATCGCGGCGAAGCTGAAGCCCAAGTCGTATGGTGAGCGCGTACAGGCCGAGCTGACCGGCAAGGACGGCGGGCCGATCCAGACGATGAGCGTGACGCTGGACGCGGGCAACCTCGCGCCCGAGGCGCGGGAGCTGTTGCGGCAGACACTGATCGGGATTAAAACCGGCGAAGACGAAACGTAAAGCGTTATGCGCCGGAAAATTTCAGAAGATGCAGCCGAGCTTTTGCGCCGCGTGTGCAAACTCAAACGCGCGCACACGCCGAGGCTTGAACGTACGTATTTGGAACTTATCAGCGCGCGGTTGATAGGCTATTATGTTGCCGGTCGCGGGTACTTTGTTTATTCGCTGCCGCGCGGCGATGAATATTGCATTGGATTGGAAAGTGAAAAACGAGACACTCAGCAAAGCTGAAGAGCTAGAGGCACAAGAGGCTTATGACCTCGCGCTGGAAGTGGCGCGCAAAATACTAATCATCATTCATCATGAAGACCCTGCAACGCAGATGGGCGCGGCGATGATGGCGTCTTTGGTGCTGTATCAAATGTACGTCTCAGCGCATTACGCTGATGGCTTTCTTGAGACGGCAGAAAGCGCGTGGGATCACCGCGAAGACATCGGATTTGATTTGTTTGGAAAGCCCGTCACGACCGTGACGCATTGAAGGAGATTGCATTAAATGACGATTGAACGCTGTCCCATTAAAGCCCTCGCCACGCTGACGGAGGACAAGCCATGACACTAATTGAATTTCTCAACACTCCCGTTGCCGCGATGCTCGGCGCGTTCCTTGGTGCATACATTGTTTTCAGGTGGCTTTAATTATGCCCCGCGAACTGACTGAGATGGAAGAGCGGGTGGCGAAGGCGCTGATGGAACGGGCTATGGACTACATCACCACACCAGCATGGGTCGAACGGTCATGGCAGCAGTCAAATGAGGGCCGCGCCCATTACATCAACACAGCCCGCGCCGCAATCCGCGCCATGCGTACGCCAACGACTGAGATGCTGCGTGATGCGCTGATTGGTATGCCGGTACGCACGGAGCCAGCGGCTGCGATATGGGAAGTGTTGATCGACGCCGCCTCGCCGCAGGAGGAGTGATGAAGCCCACAAGTGACGAAGCATACGCTGCGTATCAAGAACGCAAGCGCACCAATCCTGAGTACAAGGCGAAGAGCAGTGTGCGGGCCGCTGAGTGGGTACAGCAGAATAAAGAGAAACGTGCCGCTCACAAGGCTGTGGAGAGCGCGATCAATCGCGGCTTGATCATTAAGCCAACCCGCTGTCAGGTCTGCAACGCGGAACCTAAACGGCTAGACGGGCATCACGACGACTACACTAAGCTGCTTGAGGTACAGTGGCTATGCAGGTCATGTCACATAGCCGCGCATAACCCAGACAAGAAGCCACCGCGTTGGGGTCGTACACCCCGCGCCGCATCACCACCGGAGGAGAAGTAAATGACACCGACTGAAGACATTATTGAAGACGCTCTTAAATCATTGCGTAAGCGCGAAGAAGCGGCATGGGGGATGGCAAGCATGTTTCTGGAGAACCGTGACGCGCATGGGGTGATGGACGCTGGCTCTGAGTTGGAGTCACTGAGGCGGGCTATCAGCGAGATTGAAAAACTTAATAAGGAGTAATTGAATTGATTACAGTTGAAGAGCAAATTGATTTTCTAAAATGCGAACTTGAACACATGCAGTTCTGCCAACGGCACAACAAGCAATACGTTCCCATGCTTGTGTCTGGCATGCCCGATCACGTCGGCAAAAGTGCCGATGAGATCAAGGCAATGATTGATGAGCTGATGAAGCAATGAAGCGCAAGAAGAAGAAAAGCAAACAAGACCGGATTAAAAACCCCGACGATCCTGCGGTCGTCGGCTTCTACGACGGGCTCGACGGCGTGCCGCCACGCGGCGACGGGCCAAACTACATGCACGGCTATAACAACGGCGCTGTTGACGCCATGCGAATGCGCGGCGAGCTTGACCACGTAAAGATTGCTTGATGCCTCAAACAATCCTCATAGACGGCAAGCAAGTTGATGTAGATCAAGCTTTAGCCGCGCTTGACCGGGCCGACTGCGAAGACAGTCTCTACACGTTTCTGCAATACGCATGGCAATACATCGACCCCAGCACGTTCGTGCCGGGATGGCCGCTAGAGGCGGTCGCGGAGCATCTGCAAGCCGTTTGCGATGGCGATATTCGCAAGCTGATCATCAACATTCCGCCGCGCTGTTCCAAGTCCACGATCACCAGCGTGGCGTTTCCTGCGTGGGTGTGGGCGCAAAGGTTCAGCGGGCCGACCAGCGGCCCTGGCGTTCAGTTCCTGCATGCGTCGTATGCCCAGCAGCTATCCCTGCGTGACAGCGTGAAGTGCCGACGGCTGATTGAAAGCCCCTGGTACCAGAGAATGTGGGGAGACAAGTTCAAGCTTGTTGGCGATCAGAACACCAAGACGCGCTTTGACAACAGCAAGAAGGGCTCGAGGCTGAGTACGTCGGTGGGGTCGGCGCTGACGGGTGAAGGCGGTTCGATCATCGTGGTAGATGACCCAAACGCCGCGCAGGAGGCCTACAGCGAGGCCACGATTGAATCCACGATTGAATGGTGGGACAGCGCGTTAAGCACGCGCTTGAACGATCCCAAGACCGGCGCGTTCGTTGTTATCCAGCAGCGACTGAGTGAAGAAGATTTGACCGGGCACATTCTGGAAAAGGATGTGGGCGATTGGACGCATTTGTGTTTGCCGATGCGTTACGAGCCGGAGCGTTCGTTTGTGACGTTGATTGGTTGGGAAGACCCGCGAGAGGAAGCGGGCGAGTTGCTATGGCCGGAACGGTTTGGCGAAACTGAAGTGAAGATGCTGGAACGGCAATTGGGCCCGTATGCGTCTGCGGGGCAATTGCAGCAACGTCCAGAGCCGAAGGGCGGCGGCGTCATCAAGCGCGAGTGGTGGCAGCTATGGCAGGAGGCGACGTACCCGCCGATGGATTACGTCATTGCCAGCCTTGATACCGCGTACACCACCAAGACCGAGAATGACTTCAGTGCTTTGAGCATATGGGGTGTGTTTTCGGGGGACGTTGTTGCGCAAGCGTTGAAGGCGGAGAACGGAACGGTCTTGCGGTCATATAACGACCGGCAGACGCCCAAGGTCATGCTGATGTACGCGTGGCAAGAGCGGCTGGAATTGCATGAACTGATTTTGCGAGTGGCCGATAGCTGCAAGATGATGAAGGTAGACAAACTGCTGATTGAGAACAAAGCGGCGGGCCATAGCGTGGCGCAGGAGATACGGCGGCTGTACAGCCACGAGAACTTCTTTGTGCAGCTCTACGACCCCAAGGGCCAGGACAAGCTTGCGCGGCTGTACTCGGTGCAGCACTTGTTTGCGGAGGGGATGATTTTTGCACCCGACAAAACGTGGGCGGAGACGTTGATTTCGCAAGTGGGCACTTTCCCGAAGGGCAAGCACGACGATTTGGTGGACACGGTCAGCATGTCTTTGAGACACTTGCGCGACCTGGGGATGATGGTGCGAGCGCCGGAGGCGATGGCGGAGGCGGAGAACGGCACGAGGCACGTTGGGAAGCCGTTACCACCGCTTTATTAGGGAGGGCGTCATGGATGGGCTGGGCGTAATAATCAAGGCTTACAAAGTACTTAGCATAGTTGGGGGCACTTTTTCGGCATATCGGGTGGACGTTAAATTCACGGAAGAGCCGAGCTATGCCAGTAGGTATACGATTTGCGCCAAAAGTGATAAAGTTGCGGCTGACAAGGGGTTGCGCTGTTTCATTTCTGATGTAGCGGCGAACAGATCAAAGAAATAGGAAGCAATTATGCCGTTAGTGCCAGGGTTGAGCCCGTCTATTCGTCAAGAAGCGCCGTTGCAACCAGAAACGCCGACAGACGGCGTGATTGTGGAGATGGCGGAAGCGGGCCCCGACAAGCACATTGCCGACGATAGCGGCAAAATTATTGAGATTGAGCATGAAGACGGGTCGGTGACGATCAGTCTAAACGGCAAATCGCTTGCAGAAGATGAGGCTTCCGGCCCAACGGGCTGGTTTGAAAACCTTGTAGACAAGATTGATGAGATGGAATTGGCGCGTATCAGCGATGATTTGGTGCGCAGCGTAAACGACGACATCGACAGCCGAAAAGATTGGATTGAAGACCGCGCCACCGGTTTGAAGTTGCTGGGGTTGAAGATTGAAATCCCAGGCACTGGCGGCTCTGCGGACGGCGCACCGGTTGAAGGCATGAACCGGGTGCGTCACCCGCTGCTGCTTGAGGCTGTGTTGCGCTTTCAGGCCAATGCGCGGTCTGAACTGCTGCCAACGGACGGCCCGGTGAAGGTCAGAAACGACAACAACAACGCAAGTCTACAAAATGACACGCTTGCAAACGCGCTAGAGCGCGATCTGAACCATTATTTGACCAGCACGGCGACGGAATACTACCCAGATACGGATCGCATGCTGCTGATGCTTGGTTTCGGCGGGTCTTCGTTCAAAAAAGTGTATTTTTGCCCGCTTAGAAACCGTCCTGTAAGTGAGACGGTCGATGCAAACGATCTTATCGTCAACAGCAGCGCGACTGACATGCAAAATGCGAAGCGTATTACGCATCGCGTTTACATGAAGCCGTCTACGGTCAAGCGTTTGCAGATTTTAGGTGTTTATCGTGACGTTGAACTTTCCCAAGCCAATGCGCCGAACCTTGATAGCTTGCAGCGCGAGAAAAAATCACAAGAAGGCGTCACTGCAGACAGCTTCAACCCAGAAGACCGTGATAGAGAAATCTACGAAATCTGCTGCGAGCTTGATATCAAAGGCTTTGAACACAAATACAAAGGACGCGAATCAGGGTTGGAGATTCCTTACCGCGTTACTGTTGATGTTACGTCTAAAAAAATACTGAGCGTTGTTCGCAACTACGACGAAGACGATCAGGAGCTGCCTGAAGCGCGGCAAATGTACATTAAGTACACGTTTGTACCGGGCTTTGGTTTTTACGACATTGGTTTGCTGCATATTCTAGGCAACACGACCAACGCTATCACTGCGGCGTGGCGTGAGTTGCTGGACGCTGGCATGTATTCCAATTTCCCCGGCTTCCTGATGTCAGACACGGGCGCGCGGCAGAACACCAACATCTTCCGCGTGCCTCCTGGCGGCGGTGCGCTGGTGAAGACCGGCGGCATGCCGATCAATCAGGCGATTATGCCCCTGCCGTATAAGGAACCGAGTCAAGCTTTGATGGCGCTTGTGGAGAACATGGCGCAAACCGGCATGCGGATCGGCGGTACGTCTGAGCTGCAAGTCGGAGAGGGTCGTGCAGATGCCCCCGTCGGCACGACCCTCGCTATGATTGAACAGGCAACCAAGGTTTTAAATTCTGTTCACAAGCGCATGCACGCGGCCCAGGCTCAAGAGTTCGCCTTGCTTGTTCAATGCTTCAAAGAAAACCCGGAAAGCTTCTGGCAGCGTAATCGCAAGCCCGCGTATCAGTGGGATGAGCAAACGTTCCTTCAGGCGCTGCAAGATGTTGATCTTGTGCCGCAAGCTGACCCGAATACGGCCAGCCACAGCCAGCGTTTGATGAAGATCATGGGGCTGAAGCAGCTACAGGCCGCGCAGCCTTCTCTGTATGACCCGATTGCGATTGATCGCGCTGCTTTGCAAGCAATGGGCTGGAACAACCCCGAGCAGTTTATGGTGCCGCCGTCAGCGCAGCAGAAACCGCCGCCGGAATTGCTGAAGGCACAGGCCGATACGCAAGCCAAGATGATGGATGCGCAGTCGCGGGCAAAAGAAGCCGATGCGCGTGTTGCCGAAACACAGGCAAAGATTCAGCAAGGTGCGTTTGCGCCAAAAGTTGCAGAAGGTGGTTTAGCGCCAAAACCGGGAGAGCAAGAAAAGGTGCAAGCCGATCTTATGGATGCGCAGTCTCGGCTTATCGACGCTCAGACCAAGCGCGGCGAAGTGGCCGTGCGGCATAAGGAGCGTGAGGTAGACGACCAGAACCGCGACCTTGACCGCCAGAGCCGCGAGCGCATTCAGTTGCTGCAGCTTGCCAAAGACCTGATGCTGCATCCCGAAGCCGCGTCTATGGTTGAACCTTTTGCCAAGCCGCTTGAAGAGTCGGCTGGAGTGAAGACCAATGTTTAAAGACCCAAAGGCCGTTAAGAAAGCGTTGTTCATCGCGCGGCAGTTGGCGGCGAGCATCGACCCCGCGTTCACCCGTGTGCCGTTGCCTGAGATCGGGAAGGCCAGCGGCGGGAAGATCATCCCGCACGGTGATCCTCAGAGGGAAGCAAATCTTGCGCGGCACATGGAGGGTAGTAAAGCACCTCCTGTGCTGTATCACGGTACATCTAAGGATGCGGATTTTAAAAAATTTAATGTTCCTAAAAACGGCACATGGTTTACAACAAATCCAAAAAACGCATCTGACTATGCCATGACTAACGATAGCCAAGGTTTTAAGCTTGATAATGGTTTTAAATATACGCCTACTAACACATCCTCCCGCGTTATCCCGGTTCATTTAAGTGCCAAGAATCCCAAAGTTTACGATCCTAAAGAACACAATGACCTTGTGACTTCTATAGGCGGTGAGAACTATAAGCGCGGTCAACGCATTTTATACGATAAACTTCGTCAAGCCGGTCACGACAGCGTTCGTATTGGAGATGACACTTGGGTCGCGCTAGGCAGGCCCAACCAGATCAAATCCGCCATTGGCAATCGCGGCACGTTTGACCCCAACGAACCGGACATCAATAAAGCCAGCGGCGGCGAAGTTGACGACGACCAAAACCCCGATCTTCTTGGAAACAAAAACGCTGCAGGAGCAGGGACTCAACCTGTTTTCTATAACAAATCAATGGAAATGCTGCGCGATCCCAACAGCATGAACCAAATGAAGTCGGCCACGCCGTACAAGTGGAATAAAGAGCTTCAGCGGTATGGCGTGAAAAACGACGAGCTTGATCGTTATGGGTTTGATTTGGGATCAAAAAATAAGGTTTCGCGCGATCAAGTTTTAAATCTTGCGTCGTCCGTTGCGCCGCGCGTTTCCGAAAAAATCCTTGGGTTTGGCAGTGAGGACAATATTGCAAACAACGTTGATCTTGGTCACAGTCGGTATGAAACAATCGAACCGGATTCAAGCAGCCTTAGCGAAGACGCGAACAGTTTGCTGCACGAAGACTTAAGGCATGAAATTAAAGACCCAAATTGGTGGCCGCACGATCAACATATGAATGATACGGTCGAATCATATTTGGAAAATAACGTCCCCGCACTTGACGACATTGAACCACACCGGCTGCAAAAGTTTCTTGATCACTCTGTAAAAAACGGATGGATGTACCCAGAAGAAGCCGAAAGGCTTTCCGACAACGTAAGCAAAGGTTTTGCAGGTCAAAAAGATTTGAACAAGCTTTTAAGCCGCGTTCAGGAATCTGTTGTTGATGGATTTGGCGACAAAAAAACTCTTGAGCATGCAGATCAGCCGTCGCTGTTTGACACGGCGTCTCAATACAAATCTCCAAAAACATACGACTATTTAAAACCGCTTGAAAAAGCGGTCGAAGATGTTTCCGGCGCTAAAGCCTCTGTCATGGATCATTTGCATGAACATTTAAGTGATGCTCTTCAAGACAATTATTACGAAATGGCTAGAGATAATTATTACGAAAATCCTGATAGCCCAAAGCGAAAAACCGTTACCGCTTACCACGGTCACGAATCCGACAACTACGAAATTCATTCTACATATGACGGCTATGACGTTTTTGATAACCGGGGCCGCAGGATTGGCGAAACGTACAATGAGGACGAAGCTGAAAATTTAATTCGCAACCATTTTGCTAAAAAAATTAACCCGCATTACGATGAAGACTCAACGACGCAAGAGGGCGGCGGGCGCAGACGCGCGCCAGCAGCGTCTGAAAATCCTGTGCATCAAGCCTATTCTCTTCCCGGTCTTGAAGATTACCGTGAACACTTGTTCAAATTTAAACCTGACTCAGGAACGTTTGATCGAGGACATTACGAACCGGACGTTTTGGCGCACGCCCGCTATGGCACCGTGACCGACGCCAACGGCAAACGTTTGCTTTATGCCGATGAAATCCAAAGCGATTGGCATCAAAAAGCTTTGAAAAGCGGGTACGCGACTAAAGATGTAGTGGGTCAAATTGAAGCGGCTAAACAAAAATATCCTGAAGCGCGTGATCAATTAAATCGCGACAGAGAACACATTTTAAATTCTCTTGGCGTAGACGCCTACATGTCGCGCGCCGCAGACCCGTTGGCCGGGTTGATGCTTTTAAACCCTGATTCGCTTACACCAAGTCAATCTTACGCCGTTTCTGACTCGTTCCACAGACTTCAAAGCAAAGAAAGACCCCGCCTTTTTGGCAGAAACGAACTTAGCGTTTGGGAAGACCTTCCTGTTGTTGCGGAAACTCTTCGTCACTATCAAGATTATGCAAAATCTGCTCTTGGAGACAATTACACCGATGCGGCGATGCAATTAAATCGGTCGCTTGAAACGCACAACAACCTTGAAAAAACTATTAATGGCAATCTGATTCCAGATGCGCCGTGGAAAAACGCCAGCAAGCACGGCGAGTTGATGCTGAAGCGTTTAATGCGCATCGCCGCCGATCACGATTACGACGGCGTGGCCTTGAGCCCAGGGTGGGTGCAAAACCAGCGTTGGGGCGACGACCACAGACATCTGTACGACAACATTTTTGGCAACACGTTAAAGAAGCTTGCCAAACAAAACGGCATGAGCATGCAACAGGCGAAACTTGCCTTGCTTGAGAAGCAAGCAAAAGAACCAGGAAGGTGGTCGGGCAAAATGAACAAATCGCCGTATGCAAAAGCGGTGTATTTTACCCCTGAAGGAAAACAAAACGTTAAAGAAGGTTTTTCGCTATTCAAGCGCGGCGGCATGGTTCAACCTTACAAGCACACTGGCGTTATTCATCCTGCTCGCATGATCTCCGGCGTTCATATCCGCCATGAAACTCACGGCACTCCGATTTTCACGGGAGGCAAAGATGGCCGTTGATGATGATCAACCCGGCATCACCGCGTACCACGGTTCGCCGCATAAGTTTGATAAGTTTGATTCATCTAAGATTGGCACTGGCGAAGGCGCTCAAGCTTACGGGCATGGGATGTATTTCGCGGAGCATGAGCCGGTAGCTAAATCATATAAAGATAATCTTACTGGCAAATCAACCGAAGTCGAATTTCCAAATGGAGATACGGATGATTTTGGTAAACCTTTAAGATGGCACCCAGATAGCCTTGATGACAAAACTGAAGCTGCTGCGGCTAGAGCAGTTTTGAGCTATTCAGGTTCTTTGGGACAAAAACAAGTTATACGACAACACCTTGATAATTCCAAAGATGCAGCCAATGCTATGCGTTTAATAAAGAACAAAGAAATTTATCCAGCCGCTCCCGGCTATATGTACAAGGTCGCCATCAACGCGCACCCGGATCATTTCCTAGATTGGGACAAGCCGCTGAGTGAGCAGCATCCATCGGTAAAAGAAAAAATTAAAACAAATCCTGGATTTGTAAAAGAAGCTGAAAGGATTATGGAAAAGCCGATAGAAGAAATGTCTGGGAAAGTTATTCAAAGAATTGCACTTGGATACAACGCGGACAGGGAGGGCGTCGCGATGGCAGGCCAAGGGCAACTTAAAATGTTCCAAGAAATGAACATCCCCGGCATCAAATATCTAGACGGTAACTCTCGCGGTCAGGGTGAAGGCACTAAAAACTACGTTGTGTTTGATCCTAAGATTGTAGAAATTAAAAACCGCTATGCAGAAGGCGGCTTTATCCACGATCCTGAAAAAGCCAAGCGCCGCGCATTGACGGTCGCGCGGGGAGTCCACAAAGCTGATGGCGGGGAAGCCGAGGTTAAAAGCAAAAACACAAAAACATGGGCTCTGCCTGGACAGCCGACGCGCACATTTAACGACCCTCAAACCGGCAACAAACATACGTTTGCCATTACCGATCCAAACAAGGACGTAACGTCAAAAAATTTGGCAACAGAGGTCACGAGCGCCTTAAGCAGACATTTGTCGTTGCCGTATGCGCAGCAAGTCGCCAATTCAAAAGCGGCAATTGACAAGCTTGCACCCTATGTCGGCAAAGACAGTGCTGGAGACATCAAGCCTTTTCTAACCATGAACGCCAAACTCGAGAAGGCAAGCGCCGGATACGAAGGCGGCAAGGGATACGAAGGCGCATCACCGTTACAGCTTGAAGGTGGCGTTGGCGTAAAAACCATTGGGCTTCCTTTGTCACCGGCTTACCAGCATGGAAAATACAAAGTTTGCGCCAACGCTGCGTCGTGCAAAGAAAATTGCCTTGGTCAACATTCTGGAAATTATTCAAATCCAGATTGGTGGCCGCAACAAAACAGCGTTAACAAAACGCACGCGTTTTTAAGCGAACCTGGGGCGCTCGCGGTCCAGCTTCACAACGAGATTAAACGCGAAAAACTTGCCGCTGAAATGCAAGGCAATCGTTTGGCCGTCCGCATGAACGTGTTGTCGGACACCGACCCGCGAGTGTGGGAATCGTTGATCAAGGCGCATCCAGACGTTGATTTTTACGATTACACTAAAATGAACTACGATCCGATTGCGTCAAATCATCACTATACATACTCATCGACTGGCGTGTCGCAGCCAGCCAACGTTAGCGGTCTGAGCAAAGACGTTCATAACCCACATCAAAATTGGAAACAGATGCGTCAGCGCCTGGATACAGGCAGCAACGTGGCGATGGTGTTTACGCACAATGATCACTTGCCGCATGAGGTGCATGATCAAGAGACTGGCAAAAAATACCGCGTCATTGACGGCACGACACATGATTACAGACCGCTTGATAAGCAGCCGGAAGGCGAAGAGGGCGTGATTGTCGGGCTGCGCAATCTTGATCACCGTTTGGGGCGTGATGTTGCCGCCGAAAAATCAAATGGGTTTATGGTTCATTACGATCCTAAAATTCAAATGGTTCCAAACAAAAGAACTGGAGAGCCGACAAAGACGGCTATGAAGGATGAGAACGGGGCGACCATACCCACCAATCGCGCCGTTGTTATTGCGCCCCAAGGCGACCGCCGCGTGCCGCACAATTTGCGCGAGGGGCGTGCGCGCGGAGGTCAGGTGGGAAGCCGTATGCCGCCGGAATATGCGATCCAGCAATTCCACAATTTCAATAAGTTTGATGAGCCAAATAAAGGGCCCGCGACCAAATCCGAAAAACACGTCTATTCTGGCCCTGTCGAGGGTGACGTTTCTGACGCCCTTGCCCTCACCCGTCGCTATGTCAAAAACTAAAATTTTGGCATATTGTGGGTTGCCCACCGCTGCCTTGGGCCGTTTTGGGCAGCAACCGGGACGCCGGTTTTACCCTAGCTAGGAGCTAAAAATGTCTGAGATGGCGAAAGCCGCCCGAGCGGCAATGAAGAAGAAGGCGGCAAGCATGTCCGCTGGCGATCCGCGCACAAAAGTGGATGCGTCTAGCTGGACCCCGCCCGAAAAAATGAACACGGAGGCCAAGACCGGCCTTCGTCCGGTTTCGCGCCGCGCTTTCAAAAAGGGCGGCAAAGTTGTGGCTTGCATGGGCGAAAACGCCAAGCAGAACGCGGGCAAGAAGCCGCGCAAGGCGGCGGGCGGCGAAGCGACAAGATACGCTAACGCCAAAGTCAATCGCAACGTGAAGGACGCCAACGCTGAGTTTGGCAAGCCGCACGTTGGTGGTTACGCGAAGGGCGGGCGTAAGGGCAAAATGGACGGTGGCCCGATGGGCGACCCGCGTATGAACATGGTAAAGCCGGGTCGCATGGCTTTCGGCCAAAACACCGTTACGCCTGGAATGAAGAAGGGCGGCACGGCTGACGCGTCGCAGGACAAAAAGCTCATTAAGAAAGCTTTTCGTCAACATGAAACCGCAGAACACGGCGGCAAGCATTCGCCGTTGAAGTTGCGTAAGGGCGGCAAAACGCACAAAGCTGGTGGTGGCTATGCGGACCGTGGCTATGCGGACCGCTATGACGGCTATGGCGCTGAACCAACTCCAGCCCCGGCTCCGACGCAGGAAGAAATTGATCGTTACAACGCGATGCTTGCTGCAGAGGAAGCTGCCGAAAAAGCGCGTCGTGATCGTGAAGAGCAGATCAAGAAAGAAAACGCGCCTCGTAAAAATGGTGGCCGCACAAAGAAAGCCTTTGGCGGTGCGGACGATGACAGCGCCACCACAGAACGTGGTGCGGGCGTTCGTTATGTAGGAAAGCCTGAAGAAGTATTTGATTTCTCCAAAGGCTCAGCATCTCCGCTTCCTGTTTCGACAAAAACCCGAAAAATGTCTATGAGCAGCGATGACGATGACGTTGTTGTTAATCCGCAGCGCATGCCTTCCAAGGTTCAATCAAGGCCCGCTCCTCCAACACCTAAAGAACGCGCCGAAGCGTATAAAAAATATCGTTCAAAAAAGCCTTTTGCGCCAAAAGAATTGTCTGCCCGCGACAGGCTTATGAACAAGCTTCAGAGCGTGGATGACGACAATTACGCCAAGGGCGGAAAGACCAAAGGCAACTACGAAGGTGGCACGCGTCCAACGGGTGGCCGCGTTGCTCGCAAGGATGGCGGTCGCACCAAAAAGAAAAAGGGCACCAACATCAACATCGTGATCAACACTAAGCCCGACGCCCCGGCTGGCATGCCGCCGGGTCCGATGGCGGCTCCTCCGATGCCGCCCCGCCCGCCGATGATGCCTCCGGGTCCGCCGCCGGGTATGCCGGGCCCAGGGGCGGCACCTCCGATGCCTATGCCGCCTCCTGGGCCGCACATGGGTGCGCCTATGGGAGGCCCTCCTGGCGCTCCTCCTGGTGGCCCGCAAATTCCGCCTCACCTTGCCGCCATGCTGGGTCGCAAGTCCGGTGGTCGCGTTGGGCACCGTGGGTACAAGTCTTACAAAGACATGGACGCTGGCTCTGGCGGTGGTCTTGGCCGTTTGGAAAAAACGGAAATCCAAGAACACAAACCGCGTAAGGCTGGTGGCCGCACCTATCGTTCGTACAAGGACATGGATGCTGGTGCTGGTGGCGGTTTGGGTCGCAAGGAAAAAACCGAGATTCAAAAGCACAAGTAGACTACTGGAGACGGGGAGCCGTATAATGCGGCTCCCCGACTGGTATTGAATTGAATTGGAATTATATAATGCAAACACAACAATCGCTTTTTGAGCTTGAACTCAAAAAAACAATCAACACAGAGATTGAACGTTTAAAGGAAACTTTGGCTTTCAATGCCTTCGCTGACATCGGTCAATTCAAATACGTGATGGGGGTTATTG